GCTCGATAAATTTTACCAGAGTTAACTTGACTAAGACCACTAATTTCCTTCCAAATTCCGGTTATAAGTTTTCTTAGGTGTGAAGAAAATGCAAATTCTATAATGATACCTGGTTCGTCAGATGACAGGTACATTTTCTTAGTTTTATCTATCGGCCTAAACGATTTTGACCAAGTTGGTGATAAAACAATTGATTTGACCTCCGACGAAAATTCACCAAATTTCTCTAAATTTTCATTTAGAATTTTTAAAAGTAATCTTCCTTGATTTTCTGTGATAAATGTTGGCGACAAAATTATTTTTGCCAAACTTTTCATCACTTTTAAATCGCGAGGTTTAATTTCACTGAAATTTTCTTCAGATGAATTTATTATTTGTAAAAGTATATTGTCTACTGTTGTCATAATTTATACTATACACAAGTTGTTAACATAAGTCAACGGTTTAGTGAAAAAAATAGGCCTCAATATTATTTAAGGCCTACTGAATACATTTTGGACAAATTAGTCTTGTCGATCAATGTCAGATTCCTCACATTTTTCACCATATTGTATTTCTACAATTTTACAAGGTTTGTCGAAGGGGTTAGTTAACTGATGCCATTCTTTTTTTGGAACAATATGACTAGAGTGTGCATTTATTTCTACACTTGGAAGTGCGTAGCCTCCAGGCATCTTGCTATTAACTATTGCAGTTCCTTCACTTACAATCCAATATTCTGAACGTAGGTAATGTCGTTGCATACTGAGTTTTTTTCCTGGGTTAATAGTTAATTCTTTAACTTTCATTCCAGGAACTTCATGCAGAACGCGATAATAGCCCCAAGGTCTTTCAGTTTTAGGAGCCTTCCATTCGTCTAGTATCCAACTTGATGAATTTTGTTTAGTTTCGCCACCAACACCAAATTTAAAAACAATATTAGTCATGATTGCTTCAGGAATGTTATCAGCTGTTCTGTCGCCACCGTTAGCAAAAATTATTTGATCTTCCGGATATAACTTTTGAACATTTTTTATAGCTTCGATAGCAGTTCCATCGTTATCATTGAATAGTATAACACCGTCGACCATTTTTAAATTTTCGATAATGCTAACACGTTCATGACTAGGCATAAAAGCTCGGCCTTTTTTACGTTCTAACCAAGAATCGCTATTAAGACCAACAATTAGTTTATCGCCTAATTCTTTTGCGGCTTTAAAATATTCAATATGACCACTATGTAATGGGTCAAAACCGCCCGTAACAAGAACTATTTTCATAGGCTAGCATCTTCCATTCCAGCAACACGTAATTTAACAATGTTTGTTAGTTGCCATTGTTTTTGATCAAGTGCTTTGGTAATACCTAACCATTTGTTTCGAAGCAAAGCAAATTCGTTGATAATTTTTTCAAAATCAACAACATCTGCTTCGCCTTCTACAAATTTTTCACAATCACGACTGCTTAGAGCACGTTGATAGTTTTCAAGGTATTTTCGAAAATGACTACTTTTAAGTCTACGAAGTTCGATATTTAAATATTCTAAAATTGCTTCAATTTCTTGTAGTTGGCTAAACCGTTGTTCTACAATGCCAGGCATAGATGCCGCAGCTTTTTCAACATTTCCTATAATTCGACACTCTTTACGAGCCTCGTCCAATTCGCCGTTAAAATATTCAACGGCTTCAGGGATATAAGAAATATCTTTTGCAATTTTAGAGTACCACATTAAAAATCTAGTTCCTTATAATCGTCATCATCTATTTCGTCTTCATCAAGATAGTATTCAATCGCAGAATCCAAAGTTTCGTCAACTCCGGTTGCATTTTGCAACACTTTGTCACTAACTCCATGATCAGCTAACAAGTCTACATATCTTTCAGCGACAAGCTCTAACTGTTTTTTATCAATATAGTCTGCAAAAAGCAACCAGATATCACCAATTTGTGTTTCATTCAACATGCTCAGTATTCTCCTCAGGAACAGAAATGTTATTAATAGGTTTGATATGGAATTTCTCCATTATCATATCTAATTTATCATCTTTCCATTCTTTTCGGTAGAATTTGAATTCCTCACCGGTTTCTGGATCAATATATTTGAGCCTATTACCTTCTTGTTTTAACAGACCTTCTTTTTCCATTAAATCAACAAGACCACTATAAGGACTCATGCCTGTTGCATACGGAATCTCAACTTGAACTGACTCAAAAGGTTTAGCGTATCGTGTTTTCATGATTTTACATGCTGCACGAATACCGTGAACTTCACTGGTTTTAACACCATTCTCGTCAGTTTTTAGTTTGAGTTTTTTCATAGCAACAACAATACTTGATGCATAGATAAAACCTTGGCCACCTGAAATTTTGTCATCTGGATCAAACATATCCTGGCTAGCGTATGTATGGTTAGTCGCAACTAGACCAACATTATAACTACCAAACATGTTAACACAATTACGAACTAGTGCTGTAAGTGCTTTAGGTTTACGACCCATGTCGCCTTTTAGGTCGCCTGCCTCAAACTGGTTAATATCAGTTGGAGTCAGCAACATACCAAGACTGTCTATGACAAAAAGAACTTTAGGACGTTCTTCCATAGCTTTGTATTCTTTCATGAATTCGTTGATAGTTTTAGCAACGTCATCAATCATAGCCATGTTAAGTTTCAGCAATTTGTCTTCGCTAGTGTCCACACCTAATGCGTGTAGCCAATTCTCATCCAATGCATTTTCACTATCAATTAAGATAACGTAAATGCCTTGTTCTTGAGCATTTTTAACTATATTACCAGAACAAATGTAGCTCTTACCAGCGCCACTTTCTCCGGCAAAAACGGTAACTTTGCCTAGCGGAATTCCTTTGTGGAAATCGCCGCTGATGAGATAATTTAATGTGTAATTACCTGTACTGACCCAATCTGTTGGATCATTAAAACCAACACCAAGACCATCAATGGACTTAGTTAAGGTCTTTCTAAATTTTGATAAATCAAATGCTTTAGTTGCCATATTAATTGTCCAAGTCCATTGAATTCCACTCTTTGATTACAGCAATAACTTCTTCTTCTGTATTGCACATAGTCTTAGTGTTTTTCCATTCTTCTTTTTTGTCACGGCCACCAATTTCTATCATCCAACCATTGTCGTAACGGTTGATAGTAATTGACTCGTTGACTTTTGCTAATTTTGTTAATTTTGCCATTTTATTCTCCTAATAGGTATGAGAACCCGGGCGTACAACTAGGTTGCAGTGGCCCGAGCCGTGTTTATTGCTTTTGACGATTGCGAATCATTGCCAAGATGTCTTGAGCACGTGAGTCGCCGCTGTCTGATGATTCTGCTTTTGGAGCTGGTGCTGGAGTAGACTTTGCTACTGGAGCAGGTTCATCATCGTAATCGTCACCTGCTGGTGCAGATGCTTTAGGAGTCGATGCTTTATTAGGATCACCAGTATTTTGGCTCATGCCTGCTGGTTTGAAGTATTGTCCCCAACGGTCCATGTCAAATGCTTCACCATCAACTGATGCCTCGAACATTTCTTTCATAACTTTGAGTTCAATTTCAGTTGGCTTCTTAGGTAAGAAGTCTGACAAATTGTACAAACCGTGAGCTTTGATTGCCGCTTGTTCTTCGTCATTTAGCGGACGTTCACGACGTGCCCAACTTGATGTTGAGTAGTCAGCATAACCGCCCTTGCTACCTTTCTTCATACGGAAATCAAGTCCGTGTACAAAGTCAGTTGGTAGATCTTCCAACTCTGGGTCAACTAAAGCTGAACGAATCAACTGGAAAATTTGTGGACCAATGATAAAACGACGGATTGGATTTTCTGGTTTGTTTTCTTCTTTCAAACCATCTTCTGCTACAAATCCTTGGAAGATGTATGAACGTTTCTTCCAGTACTTACGACCCATATCTTCTAATGCTGGGTCTTTAAACCAACCACGAACTTCGTTCAAGATTGGGCAAGATTCGCCATACATTTCAACGCATGGTACTTGTACAATAGTGGATTTGCTTTCTGTTTCACCTTTGATTCCAGCGAATGGCAATTTAATCATTGCACGTTCAACCCAGAAAAAAGTGTTGTCTTGATTACCGTCGGGTAAGAAACGAAGTACGGATTCACCGCCTTCTTTGAGATTCCAGAACGGATAAATTGAATTATCTCCGCCTGTTCTTTCGCCTGAACCTTTTGATTCAGATGCCTTTAGTTTTGCTCTAATTTCAGCCAAAGTTGCCATAATATTTCTCCTTTATTAGCCTTTGTTTTTTTGCCTGTATTTGTTTTACACCCTGTAAAACAAAAAGTGCATATACCTAAGTATACGCACTTTTATTTAGCAGAGCAAGTAAAATCTTGCCTTAAATATGGTATTATTTTGCCAAACCTGCTAGATGTACTATGCTAGCCAAACTTTGATCCTGTCCATAAGTAATTGTTGGAGATTCACTTATGCTTTGGAGTTGTGTTTCTAACGCACTAATATCCAAACCAGGATTTGAATTCGAACGTTGCGGTTCCTGTGGTCTATGACCGGCTAAACGAATTACTTGATGTTGTTCGTCGCCGCTTGGGTCTTTTGCATCAATAAATTTGATAACTTTCAATAGATCGTCTGGTGTTGCGCCGCCAAATTCACCGTCTTCAAATGCTTTCTTAACTTTAATTTTGACACGCATACCGCCTAGTGGAAAGTTACCTTCGTCTTTGTTATAAAATCCACTGATATATTTTAACATACCAGGTAGCCCATCTTCCTGTGAAGGAGCTTCAAATCCAATGTCTTGCGGAGTCATACCACAGCATTC